AGCTTTGCTTGAGTTAGAATAAGGTCTAGTCATATTTTCAGCTAAACCCCAGCTTAACATTAATGGATGACCTAATATTTTTGCTCCTGAATAAACTGTTTCTATTGTTCTAGATATTTTTTTGAAGTTATCACTTTCGCTAGGGTTGAAAGTATCAGGTTTCTGTAGTGCTTTTTCTAAACCAGTGGGAGTTTGTTTTATTTTAAAAACTTGATTAGAATAAGTTTTATATTCAAAATAAACTACTTGGACAGTTTGTTGGTCACTTCTACCACTCCAATTTCTTAAATACTCTGTGTTTCCAGGGTATTTCTGTATTTGAATCATTTCATCTTCAGTAAGATTAGGAAACTGCATTTTTAAATCTGATAATGAAATTGATTTTACTTCTCCTACATAATATATATCTTCAAAATTAGGATCTTGTGTATAAGAATATATTAAAGCAGCTGGATCAACATAGTCTATAGTTATTCCTTCAGCTTTATTCCAATTTGTTTTTACAGCTCCTATACCTAAAACAGTTAAATCTTCACAAAACCTTCTTTTAACTAAGTCATATTTATTTCTATTAAGAACATCATTTATAACTTCTTCTTCTGCTATTTCTATAGACTGCTTATAATCTAATTGTAAATGTAATTGAACTTCATCTTTGTTTTCTAAACCTAACTCTTTTACTTTATCGTTAATGAGTTTTACACCTAATTTTTGCTCTATGTTTTTAGCAAGTTCTAATTCTTGAACGTCTCTCATTAGTGTGGATGCGTATTCAGTCCTTTGCTTTACTGAAAAAGGATCCATTGAAAAAGCACTTATTTCATAATTTCTTTGAGACATACCATTAACAACAATATCGACAAATTTAGATATTATAGGAACTGGTTTCCAGTCTAAGTTTAAATAAGATAAATCACCATTAATAGCTAATTCATCTTTATATTTTTGAACCGATTGTTCACCTCTTGCGTATAATCTTAAATTGTGATAATTAGCAAAGTTAGTAGCATAACCACTCATACCCGCTCCGCCTCTATAGTTTCTAAACCACTCACCCTCTATAGCTCTACCTACAGCAAGACCATATTCTAAAGTAGCTTTTTCTGCATCGGGTACAACCTGACTAGGAAAAGAACTATTGTTGTTATAATCAATCTGATTCATTTATTTTCTTATTTTTGAAATTACCCCATTATTGTCATATCTTTTAATACCTAATTTTATGGGTTGATATTTTTTCTCAGGGTTTGGCCTATATCTATTTTTGTTACAAGCCATTATAGCTAGTCCAGAACTAATTGTAGCATCGTGTTTAGTTCTGTTATTTATATTAAATTTTCCCCAGTCTTCTAAAGTTTTTTGATGGTACATGTCTCCATAACCATCAGTAGTTAAACCTATATATTCTTCTATGTATGACTCAATTGCAGCAGCATGTGCTTGCTTAATATCTTCACTTGAATTAGGTATTCCACCAATTTCTTTTTCTGTTGTAGATAGTTTGTTCCAAATTTTATCAGGACGATTCATTGAAAATCCTCTATAACCTCTTCGTTTGAAATAATAAAGTAATCTAGGTTTATTATTTTCAGCTAATATTGGCATACCATAAAATACACAAGCCATTAAAACATCTTCAAAAAATATTTCAGCTGTTTGTGGCCTTGATATGTATTCTAAGAAAAAATGGTTAGGCGGTGCATCTTCCATTGAAAACTTAGTTAACCCATGCAAAGCCCCATTAGAACCTTTACCATCTACAGTTCCTGATATGTCATAACTATCACAACCAAAAGCACCCATGTGATAATTACCTGGGCTTTTTAAATTATTTTTAACAATGATTCTATTTTGCAATTCAACTGGAGGAACCCAAGACAATTGAAACCTACCATCTTTGTTTGGGTAAAATTCAACTTTAGTATCTTTTAATCCTCTAACCCATTGAAAATTACCTTTTGTTAATGATGAGGTGTTATTGATTTCAGCATTATAATCTATTTGTTGATAAATTTTAGTTAAATTAAATAAACTATCTTTTGCTTCATCTCTAAAAGCGTGAGCTTCAGTTCTTGGAAATTGCCGATAGTACTCGTTTAAACTATCAGGATCTTGCTTTAGTCCTTCAACTTCGTTTTCCCAGTGTTCAATAACGCCTGTTGTAATGTTGTAACCGTCGACTCCTTTGATGCTATCTTTTTCTCTAATGAAAACAGGTGATCCGTAAGAATCCATGAATCCTTCGTAGTTCCATTCCATAGGGACGAACAGAGAATAGAGTCCAGAAGAAGTTTGTCCGTTACGATTTCTTTTTGTAACGTCTGAATTATAGTATAATTTTTTGAAGTTGTTTCCACCTTTATCTAACGCGTTTGAAGTTGAGCCCATCATACACTTGCCTACGATTCTTGATCCTAGCCTTAGTGTTGTTTTTGTAACTCGCCAATTGTTTAATATGTTGTCCGGTCTTTCCCATTTTCCGCTTTCGTCGTGTGCTAATAATTTTAATTTCTCACCATCGTAAGAGTTGTCACCGGTGTTTTTCCAGTCAATAGTTGTATCAAGTCCGTCTAGCTCTCTTAGTTGCTCATTGCTCTCAAGCTTCCTTCTAGTAAGCTTCGAAGCTGGAACTCTGTATGCAAGTTCTGTTTTAGGACGATCCATACCGTCCTGGATCGGTTTGAAGAAAAACGGATAGTTAACGGATATTGGGACGACTTTATCTGTAAACATTTTTTTAGCATCTGATCCAGACTTAGAGAGTATACCAAATCTGGCGTCACTAGATATTGTTGCTTGGTTAACAAGTTCAGCCGAGGACATAAATGAAAATCCAGATCGTCTGTTTTTAAGGTAGCACATCCCGTAACATCTCGTATCTGCCTTACATGCTTCCCAAAATATAAAGAATAATCTATTTGCTTCTCTAAAATCAGGGGCTCCAACGTCAATTTTTGACCATTGTAAGTACATGTAATGAGTACCAGTAATATAAGTAGCAGTACCGTTATTATAGAACCAGTAACCTTGTTCTCTTCTTTTAAATTCTTCATCTATGTAATCGTACCACTTTTCTTTAAATTCAGCTGGATATTCTTCCCAATCAAATCTAGATTTAATTCTACTTAATTCTTTTGGATACTCGGCTTTTTCCCAGTATTGTTTCGCTTTTTCTTTACTTCGTTTAAGCGGTTCATTTGTTGCTGGTAAAGCAATCCTGAGATTCTGTATTTCAATGATTTGTCCAATTTGTCCAGTTTTACTTATTACTATAAAATCATAATCAGAGTTGTAACCATACTCCCATTTTTTGAAACGATTTTGTTTCTTTAATATTTTAGGGTTAATTAAATCTTTAACCTCTTTCCAAAGAGTTTGCTCGTAACTCATTTGCTTCTCCCTTCAGCAAAACCTTTAAAGGTTTTTTGATCTTTAACTTCTTTAGGTTTTTCATTTAAAATATCTTCCTCTATTTGTATTCGAGTTAGTATTTCAAAAGCATCAAATATTGCTAATTTTTTTGTTGCAGCAGCATTTTTTAATCTATCAGCGCTTACATCATCGTCTGAGTCAACAATCTTTTCTTTTGCTACTTTAATTAATTCTTCAACTGCTTTTTGCCCAGCTTGGATTATTTTCTTTTTCGTTTCCTTTATATTCATGGGTTAAAGCTATATCATTTGATTTCATACAATAAAGTCGCTCACCGTCTATTATAAACTCAAATTCAGAGTTTGGGGTAAACGTAATAAGCGTTCCAGGAATGATTCCTAGCGCTTCTAAGGTGTTGTTAGTGTATTTTACTATACCAACATTAGGTTGTTCTTTTCTATTGCTTAAAAAGTTTTGGTTTTTAATTGGCTTTATAAAGCAATAATCTAAATGCGGCTTGTTGTTATACATATATATTTGCTCAGGGGCACAGAAGTATAAATTATTCTTAAAATAAGTACCGCTATTTTTTTCTACGCCTTTAGCATCGTAATATCTTCTTAAAATATTGTGATGAATGTATACTTCATCATTAATTTTTATTTTTGTTTTATAAGCAGCTGGAGTCGAAACTACAACTGCTTTTTTGCTTACAAAAATATGATTTTCTATACTTGAATTAATAATTAATTCTTTATTATCAACCAATTTAATATTTTCATATCTTTTATCTAAAGGTTTAATAATAAAATGATATATACTATTCATTAGTATTTAAGATCATATTCAACTGAAACAGCCATATTAGAATTAAACTTTTTCCAAGGGAGAACTTCATTATTTTTAGTTATAAAAATATTATATGATTGATCTTTATCTTCAAAAAGAATATCACTAATAATGTGACCACCGTAAACTTCTTGGCCAGTAGAATAGTGCATGGCTTCATTTTTATAATCAGAACCTATACTAATCTTTCTTATTACCTGGGACATCTTCTTTTTTAATTTCTTCGTATAAACCGTCTTCTAAATTAATATTTATCTGACCATATGTTTCTTCAAGTTCAATTTTATATTCTTCAATACCCTTGTTTAACACCGCTATTTCATGAAGTAACCCATGTTTTTGGCTTTCTAAAATTCCTATATTAGATAAAAGATCTTTTAATTTAGTTTGTTGTTCTTGAATTTTAATTAATTCTTCTTTTTTTATTTTATTTTTCTTTGCCATTTGATTTGATTTGATTTGATTGTTTGTTTGTTTTGTTGTTTTAATATATAGCTACACAGTCTGTACCGGTAACTAATTTTTTTGCTAACATAGGTGCTTTGTGCCCTACAACCGTGCCTGGTTGTACACTTTTAAATTGAACTTCGCGACCAGCTTCAGTTACTATTGTAATATCTTGTGCTGTTGTTGCTTTACCATTGTATACAACAGCTCCTCTTTTACCTGTATTAGGTATATTTGCTCCAGTTGCACTAACTGTAATTTTACAACCACTACCACCTGAAGTGGCTGCAGCTAAAGTTACTACCATGCCTGCTGCATATCCAGTTCCACCTGTAGATGAACTAGTAAGCTCAACTCCTGTAACAGCATCACCTGTCACTTCTGTTATATTAAACGTAGCGCCAGATCCACCTGAAGGGGCACTAGCTCCTGATTGAGCTACAGTGTCACCAATATCAGAAGAGTCAAAACCACTACCACCATTTGTTACGGTAAGTGCTCCTTGAAGCGTTGCAGCTGTCAAAGCTAAAGCATCGTGACCGAAAACTCTAGGCTCTTGTTGCATTAATCCATTTACGGGACCCAACACAGGTTCCCATTCGTTATATTCCGCCATTTTATTTATTTATTTTTGTTATTTTTTCAGCACCACGACTTCCGAAGTATGCTACATAAACTGTTACCAGTAGTGTTTTTAATAAGTTTATCCAAGATTCATCGACGTCAAATTGTAAATGAAAAGAGTCTATAGCCATCATGAATATGGCAGAAGATGTTAAGAATATAAGAGCTAGAGGTCGCGTGTTTTTAGAGAGCCACGAATCACTTTTCATGTCGCTTCTCCACCTGCTAGACACTTCTTTCATCTCAGCTATATCTTGTTCTATAAGTTTCATAGCCTGCTCTTTGTCTATTGCCTTAATCTTATTATCACTTGATATAAGATTTTTTACTACGCCTAATGTACCTTGGTTAGGTAAAACGTCGCCTAACGCAGCTAAAACTTTAGGAGCTTTACTTGATAGAAAAGCCCCTATTTTAGTTTCTTTAAAAGTTTTTTTCAAAACTAAGACTTCATATGTTTATAAATAGAAGGTCTTCCTATTTTTTTCATAGCATAATCTGCTTTAGAAGCTGATTGATCACCTTTAGAAGATCCAGTTTTACCTTTATAACCTTTATCAGTTCCACCTTTATCCATAGAATAATCTACTCTAGTTGCAGATTGATCGCCTTTCATAGATCCATGTTTATGCATTGGCATACCTTTTTTAGTCATACCTTCTCCAGCAGCAACTTCTAGTGCTTTCTTTTTTTCGTAATTAGCAGCTTTTTTATCACCTGCTTTGTAGTCAGCAATAGCGTTTCTAGCATAATCTTGTTCTACTTTTTGTTTTGACTTGAGCATAGGTCCATTGTCATACTTCATCATTGGATCCATTTTTTGAGTCATTTGATTTTTCATCAACTCTTTTGCTGGAGCAGCTGGATTTTTAGCTGAATAAGAACCGCCATCCTGGTTAGTTTTCATTTTATAAGCCATCTTCTTATATGACATATCTTTTTTCATCATTGGTTTTTTCATGTTGTTTTACTTTTGTTTTCTGCATTATATGCTGTTACTTCCCAAGGAAAACCTGGCCAACCATCTGGTCTCCATTTGCCTTGATACTTTATTTTACCGTTTTTTCTAGCAAACGTTTTATTATT